ACGTTGCCGGACACGCGAACGTCTCCGGGGAGGCAGTTGTACCCGAGTGGCGGACTAAAGCGGTTCCACAGATGCGAGTCCGTCGGCGCGATGAGTCCCGCGCACGCCTCGTGATTGGGGCGCGACGTGGGAAGGTGCGCCGAAACGTACATGAAGCCCGGGATCACGGCTTGAACGTCCGGCGACGCCGCCCGCGCCCAAACGCCCGCCGAGTACGCCGTGGAACTGTTCGTCGCGTACACGGTCGTTGCGTATCCGCGTGACCAGTTCGTCTCTTCCATGATCCGCATCACGGCGTCGTACCCGTCCGGCTGTCCGCCCGCCGTCGCCTCGCGCATGATCTCCTGAACGCGCCGCGTCACCGCCATCGTCATCGCGCGGGCGCAGGCGAAGGCGTGGCGCTCGGCGTAGACCTTCTGGACGGCTTCCCATCCCGCCGCGACGACGGGCATTCGCGCGGCGATGTCCTCGACCGCCTCGTCGAACTTCACCTGCGGAAGCACGCCGCCGACCGGGAGAGCGCCGAGGAGATGCGACGGTGCCGCCGCGAGGGACCACCGATCCATCCGCTCACGGTGCGCCTGCTCCGCGAGGAGTTGCATCCGGCGACGCCCGAGAAGGTCGGAGTAGGCGAGGATGCGCCCGATCGTCTCCGCCGCCGCGTTCTCGGACTCGCGGAGTTCCGCGATCGACCCGCGCAGGACCGCCGACGCCGTGCGGTTGATGTCCGTTTCGAGAACGCCCGCGTTCCGCGCAAGGATCGTGTCCAGTTCGTCGGAGGTCGAGCGGACGTTCACGCGGGCACCTGCGCCGCCTCGCGCGGTTCGGACGACTCGCGCGGCGAGACGGGATCGCTCGTCGGTTCGCCGGGCGTCTCCTTCCCATCCCCGCCGAACATCGGCGCGGGCGGTCCGCCGAACGGCGATCCGGGACCGAACGGGCTTTCCGCCTTCGGCGCTTCCAAGACCTTCTCGTCGGCGGACGGCTTGCGAAGCCCGAAGCGTCGATACGCCTCGTCCTCGCTGATCTTGAGCCCCGCCCTTTGCGCCAACTCGACGACGCGCCCGAACTTCTCCGGGTCTTCGTTCTCGTCACCGATCGAGGAGAACCGCCCGGGGTCCACGCCGGAGAGCCCGAGTTGCGCCCACATCGGTTCGTTCCGCGCGTCGATGAGCTTCACGATCCGGCGCGTAATCACGTCGTCGATCATGTCGCGCTCGGCGTCGAGCACGTCGTCCGTCGTCTGCCCCTCTTCGCCCGCCCGCGCGAGCGAGCCCGCGCCGGACGCCTGCCCGGACGTGAGAACCGAGTTAAGGACGACGCGCGTGATCGCCTCTCCGAGATACCGGAGGAGGTCGAGCCCGCTCCGCGTGCCCTCGCCGCTCGACGCGAGGATCTTGATCTCGTCGCGCTTGTCGTGGATGAAGTACCCGAGCCCGCGCATGGCGTTGACCGCCGCCGCGTGCTGATCGGCAACCGTCGCGTTGTCCTGATCCGTCGTCCCGTGCGCCGCCGCGTCCATCGCAACGTCAACGATCCCGTTGGCCCACTTCTCGTAGCCTTGCAGGAAGATCGACCGCGCCGCCGCCTTGACCCAACAAAGGACGTAGACGGGCTCGTCCAGCCCGCGCCCGTAGCCCTTCCGGTCCAGCGTGTCGTTCCCCCACACGAACAGCGTGAGGCACTCCGGCGAGTTCACCGGGCGGAACGCGCCGTCCTCGACGGTGGACATCAACGGAATGACCGAGACGTGAGCCGTCCCGTCCTTCGGATCGCGCACCGCCTCGGACTTCAGCACAATCTGGCGGTAATCAAGGGGTTTGAACGCCTTGGGCACCCACCACTCACCGATGATGCCGCCCGGGGCGCACCATTCGCGCGTGCCCTCGGTCCAGACGGGCGAGTATCCCCACATCGCCGCGTGAGCAAGGTGCCGCCGCGCCTCGTAGAGCCCTTCCGCGCCGCGCAGGATCGTCTCGATGAGCTTCGCCTTCCGCGCCGCCGCGTCGCTCTCGTCGGCGGGCGTGATGCGCCACTCGCGGCGCGTGACCTTCGCGAGACGCTGCATCCACGCCGGGCGGAAGTCGTCGTCAACCATGATCTTCGACCATGTGTCGGGATCACGGAGGCGGGAAAGGTCCGGGTCGTACAGGAACGGCGCTCCGCTCTTGTAGACCGCCGAGACAAGGGACATGAACGTCTGCGCCTGCGGGTTCGCGTTCGTCACGCTCGGCCAGCCGAACGTGTAAAGCCCGGCGCTGCTATCGGTAGAGTCGCTCACGTCTGCCTATCTCCTAGCGCCCGCCCGAGGAACGCCGAAACCGAGGGGGATCACGCCGCCGACCCCGACCGAGGCGGCAACTGCCGTCCTTGGCGCGGGGCGCGGCGCGTCCTCATCGGCACGACGGCCAGCGAGACGCGCAATAATACTACCCTCGGCGGGCGGCGAAATCCACGGCCACGCCTTGCCGCCGCACAACTCCGCGAACGCCCCGGATGCCGAGTCCGCCTGGTCGTCGTGTGATCCGCCCGCGAACGCAACCTCCAACTCGTCGAACCAGGGAGCGTTCCACGGGGCGCGGACGACGGACACGTTGCCCGATTGGCATTGCGCCGCAAACGGGCGGAACCGCGTCTCCTTCGCGCCCGTGGACGGCTTGAACGTCACCGACCATCCGGCGAGGCGGCGCGTGAGGTAGCTCGCGTACATCTCGCCGTTCGACCCGGGCTCCTTCTCGACGACGATCGGCACGCCCCGCCCGTCCGCCTCGGCGCACCGGATGATCGCGTCGTCCACGTCCTGCGCCGTGCCCCGGAGCCGTTCGACGTGTTCGATGACGTAGCGTTCCTCGCGTGTCCGCATCCCGAGCGTGCCCACGGCGTAATCCCGGTCCAGCGACTTCGCGCGTCCGGCGCGGGTCTTCGACGCGGCGAGGTCCCAGTAGCGAACGCGGGTCGAGTAGAGCGCGGGCGGGAGGTCGAGGACGCGGACCCAGGATCGGGAGAAAAGGCCGGAGCCTTCGCGGAGGGGCTTGCCCTGGTAGAGCGCCGCGAACAGCGCCGGGAGCATCGCGCCGACGCCGTCCCCGAACTTGCCGTCGCGGAGGGCTCGATACTCCGCCTCCGTGTGTAGCTCCGGGCAGAGAACCTCGCCCGGCGCACGCCCAAGTTCGTCGCCTTCTTCCGCGAACGCCGGGAGCCGCGTGACCTTCCACGCCGGGTCTTTCGCACGCATCCCCCCGAAGTCCTCGTCGTGCCACCGCGTGAGGATTCCCCATACGTTCGCGCCCTTCGCGAGACGGGTCATGATGACGGCTTGGTAGATCTCCTCGATCTTAGCGCGGTACGCGGCGGAGAACGCCTGCTCCGGGTCTCGGTACGGGTCGTCGAAGACAACGTCCGTAAACCCGAACCCGGTAATCCCGCCGCCGATGCCGACCGCCTTGAGGCACCCGCCCGCCGTCGTCTCGATGAGTTCCTCGGTGCATTTGCCGAGGCGCACGCGGAGGAAGTTCCGGTTCTCCGGCTCCGACAGCGTGGCACTCACCGCGCGTGAGTTGCGCGTCGCGAGGTCGGACCCGTAGGAGACACAGAGGATGCGCCGCTTCGGATCGATGTCGAGGAGCCACGTCGGGAGCGCCTGCGAGAACAGCGTACTCTTACCGACCTGCGGCGGGGTGGACACGATGCGCCGCGTCTCGCCCGTCGCCACGTCGTCCGCGATGAGGTTCGAGAGGTAGCGGATGTGGCGGAACCGCTTGAACGCCCCGCGCGACAGCTTCTCGGCGTGTCGTGCGGGGTCGGCAAGGTGCGGTTGCAGGGCGGCGAGGTTCACGCGGGGAGTGTACCCGACGCCCCCGCCAAACGACGACGCCCGAGCCGAAGCCCGGGCGCGTGTACGGCTGGCAATCGTTCGTGCTACGTCGCGCCAACCTCCTCCCGCTCGATCTGCCGAACGATCCGAGCGAGGTTGGACATCCGCGCGGCGTGCGTGCGCTTGGCGCAAGCGTCGAGGAAGTCGCCACGGTAACCCATGCCGTTCAGGTAGTGACTGAAGTCAGAAACCCATTCGCCAGCACGCTTCCGGCGGAACACGTCACCGAAGCGGGCTTCGATCATCGCTTCCACCCGGCTCCGCTCCGCCCGGAACTCGTCCAGCTTGGCAAGCAGTTTCGCGGCGTCGCGCGGGGCGGACATCCGGGGGAGCCCCTCGACGATGGTCACGACGACGGTTCGCCCGGTTCCGTGGTTGATGCCGCCGCACTTGCAGCCGCACTTGGGACCGCGAGCGCCCGTGCAGTTCTCATCGCACGCGCACCGCTCCTCCTTGCGCTGCCACGCCGCGCCCGAAGTGTCGGTCCGCCCCTGATACACGGTGCGCATCCCGCAAACTCCGCACGCCGGACCCGTGCCCGTCCAGTGGTCGCCTTCGGGACCGACCGACACGACGGACAGGCAATCTGGGCACGAAAACCAGTGAAGCATGGCGGGAGCGGCGTTTGTCATGGTCGTTTCTCCGGTTCCGCGCGGCACTCGCCGCGTCATGCCCATACCGTATCCCGATATCGGGACACGCGCAAGTGTCATCCGGGGGATTTCTCGGATTTCTTCTCCCGCGCCCGGCGACGCGCTTCCCGCCTCGCGGCGTTCCGGCGTTCCCGGTGGCGCTTTTCGTAGGCGTCCTGGGCGCGGCGGAGGGGCTCGGGGTCGTGCCCACACTCGGGGCAGCGGCTCACCGTCCACCCCCCGCCGCCCAAACCCCGAGCGCCAGGATGCCCGCGCTCAGGATGGCGAGGACCACCAGCCGGACCGTGCCCACGGCGTCCGCTTCGACCTCCGAGGCGTCCCGTCCCTGCCCGCCCATCACGAGCGGGGGATCGTCTCCGTCCGGCGCGTCCTTCATCGCCAGCGCGTAGCGGTACGCCCGGACCCGCTCCGCGAAGTCCTCCGGCGTCGCCTGGATTTGCTCGAGGACAACCGCCGACACAGGAAAGTCTCGTCCCGGCGTTCCGCCTTGATTGGCGACCGTCTCCGCCGCCTCCTCGTATTCGTTGGCGCAGTCCGGCGACTCTTGCCCGTGGAGCGCCGCGCCTGCGGTGTTCTGGATGGGGACCGGGAGCCCGCAGAACATGCACCTCTCCTCCCCGGTCCACGGGTCGCGGCGGGTGGCTCCGGAGGCGCAGCACGCGCCGATTGCGGCGAACGGGGGCGAGGACGGGGTCTTGGGGGCGGTCACTGGGACACCGCCTTGGCGATGGCGTCGCGGAGCCGGTCGTGCGCGTCCCCGTTGGCGATGGTGTACCGCAGAGCGTACTCGCACGCCGCCAGCAGGTCCGGCGCAGCCGCGATCAGCCGCGCGTTCGCCTCGGCGGCGGCACGCTTAACCAAGATCCTCGGCTCGCCGTTGTCGTTGTCGTAGCTCACGTCCTGCGTGACGATCGCGATCTCGGCGTGGAGATTTTCGTCCATGATCGCCGCGCGAAAGTTGCCCTCGGAGTCCGTGTCCGTGTCGGCGGTCCACGGTCCGGGCGTGTGCTTGGCGGGCATCTGCCGCCGCTTCTGATCCTCCCACGCCACCGCAACCCGCTTGCGACGCACGACCGTATCCCGATCTTCCGCGTGTTCCATCTGATCCTCCTGCGGCTCCCGCCGCCCTGCCGCCCCCGCCCGAAGTGGGAGGGGGCACCGCGCCCCGGGGCTAGACCGCCTCGATCCCAGCGATGATCCGCTCCGCCTTGAGGACAAGCGCCTCGGCCATGTATTCGTGTCCACCCCGGATGCTGGATCGCGCCCTTTCGGATAGCGAAAAGACGCGGGACGCTCGCTTCGGCTCAGACTCAACGAGCCGCGCCGCGCCAAGCTGCAAAGAGTCGAGCCTCTTGAGCAACTCACCATCAGCGTTCGGCATCGTCGTTCTCCTCTGCGTCGGGTCGCGTCGTGCGTCCCTTATGCCCATACAATACGATATCGTGACACGACACACAAGGGGAGAAATGCGATTTCTTCAACGATCGTCGCAAGTGCTTGTCGTGCGCGTAAGTTACGCACGCGAAAATCCGACGGCGGAGGCTAAATCCGTGCGCCTAGACTCTTGACAGGCCGCGAAATCCTAGGCTCAATGCAGGCACGCTGGACGGGCGGTAGCAGCGGGCACGGTGGGCTGTCACTTCACCTCGGCGTCTTTTTGCGTCGCTTGCGCCGCGTCGAGCGCGTCGAGCATCTCCCGCAGCTTTCTCGACGCCACGGGGTCCGCCGCGATCCGCGCCGCGAGGTCGTGCGAGCCATCGGCGGACGCCTGCGCCAAGGCGGAGACGTTGACCGTCGTGCCGGACTTGGCACCGCCGACGATGCCTGCGGCTTCAAGCGCGACCTTCGACGACGCCAGCGCGACACGAGCCGCGTCCGCGTGCATCGGCGTCTCGAACACGCGCACCTTCACGAACTCGCTCACGGTCGCCGCCGCGTCCTTGACCGTCTCCGCGAGACTCAGCGCCGCCTCGGCTCGCGCACGCTCCCACTCGGGAAGGGCGCACCGCTCGCAGAACCGCCGGAACATGTCGAGCGCCTTCGCGGGCGGCATCGACGGCGAGCCGCGATACGACTTGTACCCGTAGTCCGGGTGCGTCGCCACGGTGACGAATGCGGCGACGGGTTCGGCTCCGGCGTCGCGCAGTCTGCGCCACTCGGTGAGTCTGAGCGCGTCGAAGCTTGACAGCCTCGTGCCCGCGCGCGCGGACGCAAGGGCTTTGCCATAGCTGCCTTCGGAGACAAGGGACAT